ATGGTCAAAGGCAAAGTTGGTACTCAGTTGATGCGTATGGGCTTTGAAGTAGATGACATCAATAGAGGTATAGCAAGTTATGTAAAACTACAAGCACAACAAGGTCGTGTCCAAACAATGACACAACAACAGTTGATGGATGGTAGTGAAAAATATCTTAAAACTCTTGACGAATTATCAAAACTCACAGGATTACAACGCGATAGCATAGCCTCACAAATTCAAGAAGACTTACGAGAAGAACGGTATCAAGGCGCCATTGAAGCACGACGAGCACGAGGCGAAAATGTTGATCAATTACAGGCCAATATTGCAGTATTATCTCAAATTGCACCAGAGATGGCCAAGCAGGTCAAAGAAAGCATTGGCGGTTACATAACCACTGAGGCCGCAATGAAAGGTGTTCAGTCTGGCATGGGCAACATTGCCAATATAATGAGCGGAGACCTAGGATATGCAATGACAGAAATTGGCCAGCAGATGAGAGCCAATAGACGTAACTATGCAGACCAAGCCGCTCAATATGGTATGGCTGGTAAAGTTATGGGCAACTATAACGAAATGGTCATGTTGTCTGGTTATGCCAATCTTGACTACCAAGCCGCGCTAGAAAAACTAAGAAAAGAAACTGGCGTACAAATGGATCAAGCTGGCACGTTGGTAGATGATCAAGTTAAACTACGCCAAGCACAAATGAATGCTAGAGATTCTGTACAGAATTTGATTAGCAAAGGTCTTAATCCATTGACTAGTTCTGCCGCTGGTGCCGCAAGAGCATTAGATAAAATTGCAGGTGCTCCAGGCAAAGTATTGCCGATGGCACAAACACCAGGTGGAAGATACGGTCAGCCTGGCGCAGGACCATCAGCGGCTAAATTGTCACCAGGTGAATTAGGCACACTATCACAAAAAATTATCAAAGCCGAAGGTGGATCAGTAACGGCTCAAAATCCATACAGTAGCGCGGCCGGGTTGGGTCAAATAACTGCTGGCCGTTATAAAGACATTGTTAAAAATGCTCAACCAGGTTCATCTCTGTCAGGTACTACTTTCCAACAATATCGTCAAGACGCCAATCTGCAACAGAAGGCCTTAACTGCTCAAATTGAATTAGTGCGTCAAGAATTGGCAAACAATCAGTTGAGTACAACAGATGCCGCAGTTTATATGGCGCATGTGTTTGGTATTGGTGGTGCCAAACGAGTGTTTGGAGCATCTGACAGTACTAACTTAGGTAAACTTTTTTCATTCTCAGTAATGAATCAAAATCCGTCTATTTTTAGAGGAATCAGCACTGTAGGTGATCTTAAACAAGTTATCAGTGATAAGATGGGTGGTACTGGGTATCGACTTGGTGGTATTGCCAGAGGTCCAAAATCTGGATATCAAACAACCTTACACGGTGCAGAAGCAGTTGTACCATTACCAGACGGAAAAACAATCCCAGTGAAGATCATGAACGACATTGGAATATCTGGTGCAAATCTCAGCAATATGCGACTTACTGATGCCATTGGTATTAAACTTTTAGAAATGACTGGATCCACAACCAAATCGTTGCCTGACGCCATACGAGATGTAATGAAAGAATCAATGGAATCGTTGAAATCTAATATATTAGGTGCAGATGGCGATTCTGGACAACCTATCTCTCGTAAACAGATGGAAGATATGTTAGACTTAATGAGAAGACAAAACAGTCTGGGCGAGAAGATACTTCAAGCCTCTCGCAATTAACAATAAATAATAAACCATGGCAGATCAAAACAAACAAGGCTGGAAAAAATATTTTAAGGTTGCTGACACCTCTGGTCAGATAAGTCCTATTTCAGGCGCAAACACACGCGGTCCTAGTTACGGAACTGGATATGGTGTAAACCCTAATGCACAGCCAGAATTTGGATTTAAAAATTATGCAAGTCATTTGCCTGAAGTGTATACCGGGCATCCAAATCGGGTTGAACGTTATAATCAATATGAAAACATGGACATGGACAGTGAAATTAACGCCTGTTTAGACATTATTGCAGAGTTTTCAACACAAAAGAACCCCAGTAACGACACACCATTTGATGTTAAATTTAAAGAAAAACCCACAGATCACGAAATAGAGTTAATTAGAAAACAACTGCAACAATGGGTTAAACTCAATAAGTTTGATCAACGAGCATTTAAACTATTCCGCAATACTATCAAGTATGGCGATCAATTATTTCTAAGAGATCCAGAAACATTTGAATTGTACTGGGTTGATATGACAAAACTTAGCCGTGTGATTGTAAACGAAAGCGAAGGCAAAAAACCCGAACAGTATGTGATCCGTGATATAGATCCAAACTTCCAAAGTCTAACAGTGGCCGCAAAAACTACTACAGACTTCATGACTTCACCACCAACATCTGGATACACAGCACCTTATAACTATACTGTGCCTAACACCACACAGTCAGGTGGACTAGGTCGTTTCAGCAAGGCCATGAATGAAACAGCAGTTGATGCTCAACATGTGGTTCATCTGAGTTTAAATGAAGGTTTAGACTTTTATTGGCCATTTGGACAGTCAGTTCTTGAAATGATTTTTAAAGTATTCAAACAAAAAGAATTGCTTGAAGACGCTATCTTAATCTATCGTGTGCAACGTGCTCCAGAACGTCGTGTGTTTAAAATTGACGTGGGCAACATGCCAAGCCATCTTGCTATGCAGTTTGTAGAACGTATTAAAAATGAAATACATCAAAGACGTATTCCTACCACAACAGGTGGCGGAACAAATATGATGGATGCTAGTTACAATCCATTGTCCATTGGTGAAGATTACTTTTTCCCTGTCACTGCTGACGGTCGCGGGTCGGATGTTACTACACTAGCAGGTGGTTCTAACCTAGGCGAAATTGATGATTTAAAGTATTTTAACAACAAATTGATGCGCGGGTTGCGTGTACCAAGCAGTTACTTGCCAACTGGACCTGATGATTCAGACCGTGCATTAAGTGATGGACGTGTGGGTACAGCACTTATTCAAGAATATCGTTTTAATCAATATTGCGAGAGATTACAACGCTTGATCATGCAGAAATTAGATGATGAATTTAAAATGTTCTTGCGTTGGAGAGGCTTCAACATTGACAGTGGATTGTTTGAAATTACATTTAATCCGCCTCAAAACTTTGCCGCTTACCGTCAGGTTGAACTAGACTCACAACGTATTAATACGTTCCAAAGTATTCAAGGTATTCCATATTTTAGTAAGCGTTTTGTTATGAGACGTTACTTGGGATTAACTGAAGAAGAAATCATTGAGAACGAGCAACTTTGGAAAGAAGAGCGAGACGAACCAAAATTGTCAACCAATACTGGACAAGATTTACGATCAGTTGGTATTCGTCCTGGCGACATGGAAAGTGACATCTCCATTGGGGATGAAATAGCCGCCGGAGGACTAGAAGCCAGTACTGCACTTGGTGGCATAACACCATCACCAACTGGTGCGGCACCCACGCCTGGCGTGGTACCAGCAGGTACAGTACCTGCCGCTGGAGTATAAATACTAGTATGACCTTATTTGAAATGTGGGAACATTCAGTTCCTGGATACCAAGATATTGAAGATGATAATAGTGTACCAAAACTAGATGATCTTCGCAAAACTAAATTGACTCTACGTCAAATTAACAAATTACGTAGACTTAACGATGTCCGTACCTATGAATACAAAGAAAAATTAAAACAGATCAAAAAACAGTACGCAGTACCAACTGAGCCCACAATTTAATCAAAAACGAAAAAAAATCTAATTTTTTCGCCTTTTTCTACCGTTTGACCCCTTAAAAGTACATATATTTTGAAACATGGTTAAATATTGATACCATAGAGTATCGAACGGAGAAAACTTATGAATAAATTTGAACAACTGATTGAATACGTTATTAATGACGAGCAAGATAAGGCTAAAGAACTTTTCCATGACATTGTTGTGGAAAAAAGCCGTAATATCTACGAAGAATTAATGGCGGAAGAAGAAATTGAAGAAGCAAAAGATGAAGAACTTGATGAAGCCAAGCACGAAGACGAAGAAGAACTCGACGAAGGCATGGGCGGCGATCAAGCAGACGATCTTATTGATGACGTGGAAGCAGATGAACAAGGCATGAACTTTGAAGGTGAAGAATCAGTCGACAGTGAAGAAGTAGTTGACGGTGACGCCGAAGAAGGTGCTGAAGATCTTGAAGATCGCGTTGTTGATCTAGAAGACAAATTAGATGAACTAATGGCTGAATTTGAAGCACTAATGGGCGACGAAGATGTTGCCGATGAAGAAGGTGCTGAAGAGTTAGGCGCTGAAGAAGACGGTGAAATGAGCGATATGGACAGCGAAGAAGAATTTGCTGACTTAGAAGAAGGTTTAGATCTTAAAGCCGCTCCAAAACCAACAACTTCAGAAGATGGTTCTGTAAACAAGCAAGGCGTAGTAGCCGCAAATAGTGGTGCCGCTGGTATGGCCGCCAAGCCAGTTGCTTCTGCAACAGGTGAGGAAAAAGGTCGTCCTGCTCCAACTGCTAAAGATCTTGGTGTAGCATCTACACAAGACGCTGGCAAAGGCGCTTTTAAATCAGCCGCTCCAAAAGCACAAACTAAAGAGCCTGCTGGTATTAACACAAAAAGTATTAACTAAGGATTAAAAAAAGATGTTATATCTTAAAGAACACCTTACATTTGATGCCGCAAAGATTGTCGTTGAAGGCGAAGAAGGCAAGGATCTTTACATGAAAGGCATCTGTATCCAAGGTGGTGTCAAAAATGCTAACGAACGTGTATATCCTGTAAATGAAATTGAACAAGCGGTAAAAACGCTTAATGAACAAATCACTACAGGATATAGTGTTTTAGGTGAAGTTGACCACCCGGATGATTTAAAAATTAATCTTGACCGTGTGTCTCACATGATAACAAATATGTGGATGGACGGCCCTAACGGTTTTGGTAAATTAAAAATTCTTCCAACACCAATGGGTAATTTAGTACGCACCATGTTAGAAAGTGGTGTAAAATTAGGAGTTTCAAGCCGCGGTTCCGGAAACGTAAACGAGGCGAATGGACATGTCAGTGACTTTGAAATAGTCACTGTTGATGTGGTTGCTCAACCCAGTGCGCCTGGCGCATATCCCAAAGCAATATACGAAGGACTTATGAACATGAAACATGGTCATAATGTTTTAGAACTTGCTAGAGATGCTGGGTCGGACAACAAAGTACAGAGATATTTGAAGAGCGAAATAACTCGCTTGATCAAAGATCTCAAGATTTAGGAGACAAGCATGCTAGATGCTATCAAACCATTGTTAGACAGCGACTTGATCAACGAGGAAACTCGTAACGAGATTAATGAGGCTTGGGAAACCAAGTTAAATGAAGCTCGTGAACAAGCCCGTGCAGAACTCCGCGAAGAGTTTGCACAGCGTTATGAACATGACAAAACAGTGATGGTAGAAGCATTAGATCGCATGGTTACAGAAGGTCTATCTGCAGAATTACAAGCAGTACAGGCCGAGAAAAAGTCTCTCGCAGAAGATCGTGTTAAGTTCCAAAGCAAAATAAGTGAATCAGCCAAGAAGTTTAATGACTTCATGGTCACAAAATTAGCAGAAGAAATTAAAGATCTACGCGGTGACCGCAAGGTACACAAAGAATCTCTAGAAAAATTAGAGAAATTTGTTGTAGAGGCTTTGGCTAAAGAGATTACAGAGTTCCAAAAAGACAAACAAGATGTTGTTGAAACAAAAGTTCGTCTAGTTGCAACTGCTCGTGATCAACTTGAATCATTGAAGTCAAGATTTGTAAAAGAATCCGCAACTAAGATGAGCCAATCTGTATCTAAGCATCTTAAGGCTGAACTGGGTCAACTCCATGAAGATATCAAAGTTGCTCGTGAGAACAATTTTGGTCGTCGTATTTTTGAAGCATTTGCTAGTGAATTCGGTGCAACTCATTTAAATGAGAACGCAGAAATCCGTAGTTTAATAGCAACCATTGCCGAAAAAGACGAGAAGTTGGCTGAAACAACTACCAAGTTACAAGAGCAAAAAACTCTTACAGAATCAAAGGAACGTGAAATTCGTGTAATTAAAGAATCTAATGAGCGAACAGGCACATTAGAAGATTTATTATCTCCTCTTAACGATGAGAAACGTGAAGTTATGCGTAACCTTCTTGAAAGCGTTCAGACGTCCCGCCTGAAGAACGCATTTGAAAAATATCTACCAGCAGTATTAGCAGAAAAAACAGCAAAAGCCAAAACAGTGATTGCTGAATCTGTAACATCTGTAACTGGAGATAAAACTGCCAAGGTGCCGATGGAAAATAACAGTAATGTTATTGACCTCAAACGCCTAGCAGGGCTTTAATAGGAAGTAAATTAAAAGGAGACATCTATGTCACAAGAACTATTAGAAAGCCGTTGGGACGAGACTAAAGAAGCCCTGTTAGAAGGTCTAAACGGTTCTCGCCGCAACTCAATGAGTGTTATCTTAGAAAACACTCGTAAATACTTGAAAGAATCATCATCAGGTACAACAATGTCTGGTAATATTGCTACACTTAACCGTGTAATTTTACCAGTAATCCGTCGTGTAATGCCAACTGTTATCGCTAACGAGTTGGTAGGTGTACAACCGATGACAGGTCCAGTTGGTCAAATCCACACTCTACGTGTGCGTTATGGTACAACAGTAACAGACTCGTCAGCCGCTAGTACTTCAGTAACAGCCGGTGAAGAAGCATTAAGCCCATTCAAGATTGCTCAAGCATACTCAGGTTCAACAGGTGCAACTGCATCTAGTTATACTGGTGGTTCTACAGCCGCTCTTGAAGGCACAGGTGGTCGTAACATTTCTGTTCAAATCTTGAAACAAGCAGTTGAAGCAAAAACTCGTAAGTTACAAGCACGTTGGACATTTGAAGCCGCTCAAGACGCACAAGCAATGCATGGTATCGACGTAGAAGCCGAAATCATGGCTGCTCTTGCTCAAGAGATTACTGCTGAAATTGACCAAGAGATTTTATTATCTCTACGTACTCTTGCTTCAACAGAGTTTACATACAACCAAGCAACTGTATCAGGTACTGCTACATTCGTTGGTGACGAACACGCCGCTCTTGCTGTTCTTATCAACCGTGTTGCTAACTTGATTGCTCAACGTACACGTCGTGGTGCTGGTAACTATGCTGTTGTTTCTCCTGCCGCACTAACAGTGCTTCAGTCAGCAACAACTTCAGCATTTGCTCGCACAACAGAAGGTACTTTTGAAGCACCAACAAACACTAAGTTTGTAGGTACTTTAAACGGTGCTATGCGTGTGTTTGTTGACTCTTACGCTAGTGACTCAACTCCAGTTTTAGTTGGTTACAAAGGCGCAAGTGAAGCAGATGCTCCAGCGTTCTATTGCCCATACATTCCATTGATGAGCAGTGGCGTTGTTTTAGATCCATCAACATTCGAACCAGTCGTATCATTCATGACACGTTATGGTTACATCGAATTAACTAACACTGCATCATCTTTTGGTAATGCTGGTGATTACGTTGGTGAGATCGCTGTATCAAACTTATCATTCTCCTAATCCGAGAAAGATATTCCAGAAATGGAAAGTTCAAAAAGGCTCTTCGGAGCCTTTTTGTTTGGCTTAAATTTTAAAAAGAGACAAATGCCAAGACACTTGGCTAAGAACTGAATGCCAATCGCCCATTGCGGGTTGGCGAAATAGTTTGGCTGTACGATACCATGGACTGTCATTACGATTAAGTAACCAACGCCAGTCAACTGCAAATTGATTTAACATGATCCAAGATGGTCTACCCAATGCGCCTGCTAGGTGTGCAACAGCAGTATCAACTGATACAACAAGATCCAAGTTCATTATTAATGCCGCGGTATCAGCAAAACTATCAATGTCAGTATGAAATAGTTTGACACCAAGGCTGTCAAGTTGGGCAAACTCTTGTTCTGTGGCATCAAGTTGTAAATTAACCCAGTTGCATTCTGGATGTTTCTTGACAAGTTCTAATATAGTTTCAAACGGTACAGACTTGTGTTTGTTAATCCAAGAGTCTCTGCGGCCACTCCAACTGATACCAACTTGTAATTTATGTTTTAATCCAAGTCTGGTGCGCCAACTATTTTGTAAAGTTTGATCAGCACCTAGGTACCCTATTAACTTAGGAATGTTATCAACAGTTAATCCTATTACACTTGGTAAACTCATGATTGGAACCCAGTAATCAAATGCAGGAGTTGGATCAACATAATTTCCCACATAAGATAAAACTTTATTTGATTTCAACAACGGAATTAAGCCTTCGGTCACTTGTAAAAGTACAGTTGCACCCAGGTGTACCAAGTGAGAAACAAATCTTACAAATTGAATATTATCACCGTGCCCTTGCTCTCCAATCACAAGAATAGTTTTTCCTTGTAGGTCCTGTCCGGTCCATTTGGGCTGACTAAACTTTGGCAAAGTTCCTGCCAGATGTTCATAATCCCAGCGTGCTTCGTATGCTGGCCATCCCTGTTCATAATTACCATCCAACAAGTATGTCACTGCTAGATTAAACCTACTGGTAGTGTTAGTTGGATCCAGTGCAAGTGCATGTTGTAAGAATGGTAATGCTCGTTTTGGCTCGCCCATTTCTCTAAGTACGTTGCCGTAATTATTCCAGGCATGAACACAATTTGCATCTTCTACAAATGCAGTGGCATAACAACGCAAGGCCTGTGCAGGTTGATTGTCTTCTCTGTATTGATTTCCCTGTGCTATTAGTAAGTCTATATTCATAGTCATATTTAATTTAACTCTAGTACTGTGAAATATTTGACTGATCCATAAATACTTGACAACGCAATGATGCGTTTTATGCGGCGATTAACACCCACCGCGTAGCGGCTAGAACCCGCATTGGACTTCTTTAAGGAGAAAACAAATGGGACGTGCTCTCAAAATTAAAAAATCTGCAACTGTTGACGTTGGGTTTGACAATCCAGTTTCAGCAGAACCTTCAACCGGTCGTGAAAATGACTACTACGGTGTAGTTGGTGGTAATACAGCATTATCAACTGCCGCTTATCCTGTAGTTAAAGTTCGTGTAAAAATTGCAAGCGCAAGTGAAGCCGACGGATATATTATTCGTCAAAAAGGCAGTCGTAAGTTTTTAGTCACAGACGGAACAAACACAGGTGTTTGTCAATTGGCAGATATTGCTGACTCTAGTTTAACTGATGGAACAATGACAGTTAGTGTTATTCCACCAGACTCAACAGAAATCAGACTTGCTCGCTTTACAAACAAGTGGGGTATTGATTTTAGTAACAATCGTTATCTATTAAACTTCTTTGATTTTAGTGATAACACAATTATCAAATCAGGTTCTGCTTCAAACGGTACAGTTGATATGGTACAAGTTGACAATCCTAACTTCTACGGTTAATATTGACAACATTATTGTAACACCAAAAGTCCTCTTTGATACATACATCAGAGAGGATTTTTTATGACCACAGCATTTGTACTAGGAAACGGCCAGAGTCGTTTGGCAGTAAATTTAAAAACACTTAAAAAGCGCGGACGAGTATTTGGTTGTAACGCATTATATCGTACATTCACCCCTGATGTGTTAGTAAGCACAGATCCTGGCATCAGTCGTGTGATACAGGAATCTGGATATAGTGCTACCAATGTACATTACACTCGCAATCCGTTGCTCGGGCTAGGATCTAAAAAAGTACCCAAAGAATCACATGGGTGGAGTTCTGGTCCAAATGCACTGAATCTTGCCTGCATGGAAAAGCATACTCGCATTTATATGTTAGGGTTTGATCTAAGTGGAACAGATACTGGCAAATTTAATAACGTGTTTGCTGATTCTGAATTCTACAAAAAAAGCAATGATACTGTGACTTATAGTGGAAATTGGATCAAACAAATGATCACACTTTTTAAAAAATACCCAAATATTACATTTTATCATGTGACAGGAACCAGTACAGTAATACCAACAGAATTTAAACTGTGCAGTAATGTCAAAACACTACCTATCAACGACTTCCTAGACGTGCTAAATATAGAAAAGGATGTTTAAATGAGTGCATACAAAAGAATTGACGGCGATTACGTCATTACCACTATTAACGAAACTGATAACGTAGTTGTCCAGGCTCACACGGTCAAGATTGAAGGCAACTTAGATGTAATTGGTAATATTACATATATTGAATCAACTGATCTTGAAGTGACAGATCCGTTTATTACACTGGCCGCTAACAACAACGGTGGCTATTCTAATGTGGGTATTTTAGCACAGTATAACAATAGTCCAAATACTTTTGCTAGTGTTAGATTTAATGTAACACAAAATCGTTGGGAATACAGTAACGATAATTCTACATTCTACACATTTAGTAGTGCATCAGCCGCTGGAGCAAACACCTATGTACAATTCAATGACGGCAGTGGTGCATTTGGTGCTAACGTAAATCTTACTTTTGATAAAGCAACATCAATTCTTGCTATTGCCGGATATCAAAATTTTAAAATAACAGGTACCACACCCAGTGCACCTGCTAACGGATTTGCTTTATATGCAAACACAACTGGTAGTGGTGGTACCGGTGCATTTATTAAAAGTGCTGATGTTGACGATGAATTAGTCAGCAAAGCCAAAGCTATCGTGTATAGCATAATATTTTAAGGAACGACAATGACAATCGCAACAGCATTAATTGGAAATACCACAGCAAACATTTATGCAAGTACTGGAAATTCTGCAATTACTTGGTTGAGTATCAACAGTTACGGAAGTGGTAATGTCACAGCCAACGTGTATGTAGTACCAAGCGGTGGCAGTGCAGGAGCACAAAATCAAATTCTTACTAACTTATTAATCACAGAAGGCGACACATATCAATTGTATGCTGGCGGTGAAAAATTACTGTTGAGTAACAACGACACAATCAAAGCAGTGGCCAATACCAGTTCAATTCTTAATGCAGTAGTAAGTTATACATCAATTTAATGGGTCGATTTGTTAAAAATCTTCAATTGGGTCATACTGCCAGCCAGTCAGTAATTGTCCCAGCAGGTTTTACATCTACTCGCCCTGACTTTCCGGTCTATGGAGCATTTAGATTCAATATCAGTACAGGATTTTTAGAATACTTTGATGGCACTAGTTTTGTTTCATTAGCCGCTGGCGGCGCTATTCAATTTGTTGTGGATTCTTTCACTGGAGACGGTAGTACTGATACATTTGTATTGAGTCAAACGCCAGCAGACGATCAACAGTTAATTGCATTTATTGGTGCTATCTATCAAAATCCTGCCACATATAGTGTATCAGGATCTAATATCATATTCTCATCAGCACCACCAACTACTGAAACAGTCAACGTCATCCAGGCCAGTATCTAACCATAAATATCAAAAAGGATAGTTTATGAGCATTAGTAAAGTTTCAGGGCGCATGCTCCAGGATAACCTGGAACGTATTTCAAACATCGCTATTGATACAGATACAGTTTATGTAGACATTACCAATTCACGATTGGGTGTAAACACATCTACAACCACACACACATTAACTGTAAATGGTAACGCCAAGATAAGCAATGTTGTGTTATCCAGCAACTCTATTGGTGCAGATTCTGGTAAATTAGCACTTGGGTCAAATGCCAATATTACAATCACAGGTGGTTCTACTGCTTATATTTTAACCACAGACGGCGCTGGAAATCTTTCATGGTCAGATCCAGGCAATCTTTCAACATTATTAGGTAACGTGATTGACATGGGCACGCCCAGTCAAGGAAATCTTGTCAGTAATGCTGTAACACTAACCACAACTACATCTGTGTCCGACGGCATTTCGTTGCTTAACGTAGTGTTAGGCAAACTAGTGCCAGCCAGTCCACCAAACTTTCCAGCCAGTCAAACTTTAACAATCAGTACATCCACTTCAAGTGGTCGTATGACAACAGGATTTACACAAACAGACAACACTCCAGGTGCTAACAAAGCAGTCACAGCAGGCAACGTGGTATCTGTAGTTAGAGGTAGTACCTACACAACCAATACAATTTCAACAGCAGGTCCTGGCGACAGCGGCACACTAACATTATATCTCAATGGTGCAGGTGCAGGCAATGTAACATTTAATACAGGAGCAAGCCCAACAGCCAACGGAACATACGGAAATCTTCGTGTGACTAACAATTTTGATTACAATGTGGCCAACGCTAACATTGCCGCAGGATTTTGGTATGTGTTTAGTACATTTGGCACAGGCACAGTTTCATCTGGTTGGAATGAGGTTTATATCTCGCACAGCGGAACGGGGAACTCAGCCACACCAAACTGGTACTACGATGCCGCATCGCCTGGTACGCCTACATTCTCAAACACAACAGTGACAGCATGTGCAAGTCCAAGTTTGACTTATTCAAGTACGATACCGCATTATAATTCCGGTACACAATTTGGATTTGGATTCCAAGTTAATAAATTGTCAGGAGACTTGTATCCCAACAACGGAAACTTATTGACAAATTCTACATCAGCAGGTGGAGCATTCCAAGCACCAGCAAGCATAAGTTATGCCACAGCCGGAGTTAGTGTTCCGTTGGCACGCAACTTGTATGTAAGTTCCGGCAATGCCACTGGCAACACAACAGCCAATGTCGTGTCAAGTGGATTTGGATCTAGTTCAACAGGACCAAGTGTAACTGTAACTAACAGTTACAACTCAGCAACACAAGCATTTACCAGTGCATTGGCTGCCACAGTGTTGTATAAAAATGGTTCAAGCACAGCCGTTGACGAAGGTAACGTGGTAATTGGATCAAGTATAGGATCTGGATCTGGCAATGCTGTGCGTATTGAAAATCCAGGCAGTGGAAACACACCATCATTTACAGCCAATGCCACAACATTTAACAGTCAATCATCCACACTACAAGACTATGATGCTGTAGTAGTTGGATCAGGATCAGCCGGAGTTCTCAAGCACGATCAAACAAACTATTCAACTGGTTATTTGCCAGCAGGGCCAAATTTAAGTTCTGGCAGATCTGGAACACAATATTTTACTATGAAATTTATACGCTCTGCCACAAGTAAATTTGACATTAGATACACCGGCAATATTGCC